TAGGAATAACTGCTTTAGGTTCTGATTTAATAATTTCTTTATCTTTGATACCTAACGCATCATTAATAATTTCATCTACTTTATCTGTCATTTTTTTATCTCATTCATAAGAGTTCTTGTACTTGTTTTTCCCCCACGAACACCACATTTTAATTTACATATATCAGGTGCGTTCTCTGGGTTTTCTTTTAGCATTTTATGAAACTCAATCCACTCTTTTGAGTTTATCACATCTTCAACTTTCTTTATATTACTTATATGAAACTTATCTTGGGTTAATTTAGATTGTGATAAATGATAGTTATCTGGTTCCCAAAACCAACAACATGGTAATAATTTACCCATGTAATCCCAACCATACTCTTTACCTTCTAAACATTTTGGTTTAAAATCATTACGTCTTTGTTTTTCTGTATATGATACTTCTGGTTTTAAATGTTTAGTATTATCATTGTCATCATCAAATCTAGATGATTCTATAAGTAAAAACTCCATACCATTTTTCTTTGCTATATCATAAGCTTTAAATTGGTCATCTTCATTATACTCAAAAACAATATACTGCCATACAGTTTGTATACCCATAGACACAGCGAGTTGCATCATTTGCCATATTTTTTCACCGTCTTGATTGATACGATACTTATGACTGTCTTTTGGAAATCCGTCTAGAGCAAATATCCATTTTGCTTTTGAGTTTGCTTCAAAAGCTTTGATATACCATTCTTTAGGTCTATGTGATGCAGCCGTTGATACTTGAACTTTTACATTTTTTTCATAACACATTTTAAGCATATCAATAAAATGAGGATTAAATGTTGGGTCTGATATTTGTCCACAAAATAAAATCTCCTCATAATAATTAGAAATCTTTTCAAAGTCTTCTAGAGACAAATCGTTTTTAGGAATTGTTTTATTATTTTTTTTATACCAAACTCTATCACACCCACTACAAGCAAGTGTGCAACGAGAAGTTATATCTAGGTTAATGGTCTTCGATCTGTACATAATATAAAAAAAAGTTATTTAATGATTAATCAGTTTTTGCGTCTTCATAAAAAGCTGTAGTCTCATTAAATCCAAAATCATCATCTGCATCAGCAGAAGCAGGTTTTGGTGTAACAGTATATCTTTGTTCTCTTGTCGGTGATTTATCAGGTAAGTCTGTAAACTGATCGACTTGTACTTGTTTGATAACTTTGCTATCTGTTACTGGTCCATATAGATAGAACTTAGAAGTAAAAGATAAAGTATAAACGATTGCTCGTCTTTCTGTAAATGTACCTCTGTAACTATCTTCATATTGAATTGAATTTAAAATAATTGGTATATCTCTTTTAATACCCATGTCTGCCATGTCATTAATTGTTACAGTATAGTCTGGTTGAAAGTATGGTAGTATTTGTTCTATAATTTGTAACGCATCATCTGATTGTTTTGCCATGATAAACAATTCAAAATCTAAGTTATATGGTACTGGCATAAACTGACTTTCTAATTTATCAGTACTACCAGTTTTTACTTTTTTAAATTTTTGAACTCTGTTTAATTTTCTTGTAGTATCGTATGACATGTTTTGAATTTCAAAACCAATACGAGGTAAAGTAATTGCTACTTTACTTGTTAGATCAGCATCTTGATCTAATCTTGCTAAAAATTTTTGTTTCGGTCCATACGCTAGAGGAACTTTCATCTTTTGAATGATTGTACCGTTATTGTCTTTTCTGACCAAATTGATATTGTTAAATATCGTTCCAAATGAGACAACCATTTTTCTGATTGTTTCATGATAAAATTGTGTTCCTAACATTTTCTATTCTCCAGCATCACCGAAAGGGTTTCTTTCAGAGAAGTCTAATATCGAGTCATCTGCTTTATCAAATAACTCATTTTGACTTGTTACGTCTATTGTACCGTCACCAACTATATATGTCTCTTGTAATAAGAAGTTTGTAACTGAATCATCTGCTTGTTCAAGTAAGATATTTGTACCAATAGAGCTACTATCATCTTCGTGAACAACCACATCGTCATCTTCCATTATTAACGTATCAGTTTGTGATAAGTTAGTAAAGAATTCAAGAGCAATACTTTCGTTGTATGCAGTCTCAGCTTCAAGTGTAAATTGATGGCCTAGACTATCACCTGTTAATGCATCTTCGATACTATCAACTTCGGTAACACCAGTATTTAGTTCCTCGCTAGAGTACTCAAACTGTCTGCATCTTAATTTGTAAACGGGGTTATTATCTAATTGATGAAATGGTTCGTCATGATCTACAAAAGATACTTCAAATAGTTTCTTTAGTATAGGATGAAAAACTAGATCACCTTCCTTTGGTCTTGATGCAAAGGTAGAAACTGTCTCGTCTTCTTTTCTTATGTAAGCACTTTCAAAAGATTGTGAAGCATTGTTATCTGTTGACTCAGTAATAGTACCGTCTTCTAAGAGTATTGAACCCTCAGTAGTATCTGTACCACTTTCAATATCTAGTTGATGAGCAACATCATCGAATCTTGTTCTATGTACAACAAAGGTAATTTCGTTTCTATTCTCTAAACCAAATTGTTGCATAACTTCTTTCTCACCTTGATATCCACCAGATGAGTCTTCAACATACATTTCGATTGTTTGAGATTTATTAAATTGTGATAAACTATCTTCGCCAAAGATATTATCTCTAGCTTGTAAAGTCCTATCAATATAATTTACATCATGTCCGTAAATTTGGATAGACTCTTTGATTAAGTCAGAGTATAGATTTTTTTCTGTGGTATTTGTAGTACCAGATGATTTAAATAAGCTGTTAACAGCCATTATACTATCCCTTTATTAACATATCGGGGTATTGCATATTTTGTATTTGTTCTTCTAGTTTAGTGATGTCGTCTTGAGCTTGTGTATAAATTTGTTCACCATTCATAGTTACACCACCTAGTAATTGAACTTCATTAAACTTTGATAAGTTTTGACCCCATTGCCTTTTAATCAAAGCAGTTGCATATCTTTTTAAATGTATATCGTTATATAAATCCGTAAATGTATCTGGGTCTATTTTACGATAACACTCAATAATTAAGTAATCATCTTCGCTAATGTCATTACTCCAATCCATGTCAAGATATAATCTTCTTTGATGTTCTTGAAATCTAATCGGTGTTTCCCCTACTAACAAGTGTGATAGATAATCCAAGTGTTGCATTGTCATTTCATAATGGACAATACTTGTTGATGAAAAATCATACAGGTCATTTAGTCTTAATTGATATCTGATATCAAACATATTGTTTGTTGCAGAGTTATCGAAACTAAAAATTCTTAAAACAGACACTACTGAGTCTGGCATAGGTATAAAGTTTTTACCTTCTTCGAATGATGCTGTTATGGAAGTGTCTGCAACATCTGTCGCTGTTGTTGTTGCGTTTGCAGCTCCTCTTGTAATATCTGCTGAAGTAATTTTGTATTTAAGATACATCTTCTCAATACCATCGTAGTAGTAGTGAGAAAAATATTGTAGTGCTTCGTCTAGTCTATCGTCTGCTTGATTATCTGTAACGTTTATATCTACGGCACCCTTACCTAAAGTTCTTAGGCAATATTCTTTTAATGTACTCTTTGAATTTGGATTGGCCATGTATGTTTCCTTTTAAGTATTTATCTAAATCTCGTTTTGGTACCCATCCCAAATCCAACATATCTTGTATATTTGCAGTATTATCAAGACTTTCGCCTTCATGACCTGATCTTAGGGGTACATTCTTTACGTATTTATCAACCAATTCATTAACTTTTACACCTTTTCCACTTGCAATTTCGTATGTATGTTGCGTCCAATCCATATAAAACTCTTTACGTTCTATTAATAATCTTATTGCATCAACAACATCTAAGACATGAATAAAATCTCTAGTATGATTTGTTTTGTATTCTAAAGTACCATCAATCATTTTCTGCGTCAACATAGTAGGTCTACATCCTGGCCCAAAGACATTGGTAAATCTTAGTCCAATATGTTGACCTGTTGCTTTTGCTACTGACTCCATTGCCTTTTTAGAAATTGCATAAGGATTTTTACTCCAATTGTGAACACTTGAAGTTGATGCATATACCATTGGTATCTTTAATTTTGCACATAATTGAAATAGATTGATTGACCACTCAACATTTGTTTCATACCATTTGTTGGGGTTTTCAAAAGATGCTCTTACATCAGCGAG